TCAGAAAAAAGATTCGAGTTAATCTTAATGCCACGTGGAAGTTTTAAAAGTAGTGTTGTTACCTTAGGCTATACGCTTTGGCAGATAGTTAAGAATCCCAATATTCGTATTTTAATCGACTCTGAGACATTAGAAAGAAGCAAGAAGTTTCTGGGAGATATAAAAGGACATCTTGAAACAAACGCTAAACTTAGAGAATTATTCGGAGCATTGGATACTAATAAAAGTGATACTTGGTCAAAAACTGAAATTACTGTTTCTACCAGAACTAAAAGTATTAGAGAGCCGACTGTTTCGATTGCTGGTATAGATACTCCTAAAGTTGGACTTCACTACGATTTAATCATTTCAGATGATTTACATTCAGAGAAGAATATTACCACTTCAGATCAGATGCAACAGGTTATCGACCATTACAAACTTCAATTATCAATTTTGGAGCCACTGGGTGAATATATTATAATCGGAACGATGTGGGATGATGGTGATTTGTATAACTACTTACTTGAAAATGAAAAAGAGAGATTCGATGTTTTTAGAAAAAAGGCTATCTTAGATGATGGTAGTCTACTAATGCCACAGAGACTTACGAGAGAATTTCTAGATAATATTAAGCAAACCCAAGGAACTTACATTTTTTCTGCTCAATACCAAAATGAATGCGTATCAGACGAAGAAGCAGATTTCAAAAAAGGTGACTTTCGTTATTACAGGAAAAAAGACATCGAGGGAATCCCTCTTAACATATATATGACAGTGGACCCTGCTATTTCCAAAAAAGAATCAGCAGACTTTACTGCCATAGTTGTCGGAGGATTCGACACTACAGGTAATCTGTATATTTTAGATATATTTAACAAACGAGTCAATCCCACTGAATTAATAAACCAGGTTTTCAATCTGGCTACTCAGTGGCAGCCAAGATTAATCGGAATCGAGAAAGTTTCCTTTCAGCAAATTTTACTTTACAACATCCAAGATGAGATTCGCAAACGAGGTTTTTATATCCCTATAATGGAAGTAAAGCGTGATACAGGAAAAAGCAAGGAAGATAGAATTTTATCACTCCAACCTCGTTACCAGACACACTCAATCTATCATCCTAGGTCACATCCCCATTTATTTGATTTACAATATCAATTAACTCGTTTCCCTAGAGGAAAGAATGACGATATAATCGATGCTTTAGCAGATATGATTCAATTAGGAACACCTGCTAGAAAGCGACATCGAAGCCGTAGAAAAATATTAGAACCAACTATTAAATCGACAGGATGGTGAAATGCCCACTAAAACTCCCAAAGAGTTAGAGGAAAAAGAACAACCAGATTACAAACCGAAAGAAGAAGAACAAGGTTGGATAAATTTTGTATATGAACGTAAAAAAGAAATGGAACAAGGCAGGACTAATGGTTCTGGAGCTGTTACTGATTGGGAAACATACTGGGATAATTCAGACAAAGCCTATAACGCCAAACCTCCTCGAACTACAAGTTCAGATGATTGGCGTTCCAATCTCCACATCCCTCTTGAAAAGTCCATGTGCGAGACTATAAAACAAGAGACGGTTGACCAGGTGATTAAGTTCACCGTGGAGCCAGGAGATGAGACAGATATTCCCAAATTGCCGTTTATGAATAAAACAATCGATTATGCTCTAGAAAAGATGAAATGGAATATTATTAATTTTCTATCAACCCATGATAAGATTACGAGAGGCACTGCAGTTCTGAAAGTTATATATCGAAAAGAGAAAAGAAAAGTCTACGACCCAGTTTCCATGGAAGAAGGAAGCGAGGAATATGAAGAAAAAGACATACTAGACTATGATGATGTTTTCATTCAATTAAAGGATTTATTTGATATTTACATAGATGAGAGAGTTAGGTCAGTCGATGATGCTAGGGATTTAATTGAGAGAGAATTGATTAACATAAGAGAGTTTCACAGATTGTACGACACTATGTATCCCAATGCCAAGAGTGTGAAGGCTGGCGGAGATACAGATTTGAAACAATACTATTCTCCTCCCAAAGATGTTTCTTCGAATGATGTCGAGGTTTTACATTATTGGAACAAGCCTCTAGATAAGTATATTATATTGGCTAATGGCGTATTAGTAAGAAATATGCCTAATCCTTATTCACACAAACAAATTCCTTACACTTTACTATATGGCATTAGAACTACGGACTCGATTTACGGACAATCAATCCCGATGCAGATTAAAGAAATAGTAGATGAGTTAAATACCCTTCGTAATTTAAGAATTGATTTTCAACATATGTCAATAGATAAGATGTTTGTGGTTTCAGACCAGTTAGACTTAGATGAGGAAGACTTGACTGTCAGGCCTCATGGCATGATTCCAGTTTCTACAACTACGATGCCGATTCAAAACTTGATAATGCCTCTGGAATACGGAGATATCAAACCTTCATCTGCTCAAGATATTGAAATGCTTTTAGAAGATGCCAGAAGGACTCTCGGGATAGATGACAGAGTTCAGGGCGTGATGCCTCAGGGCAGAGGTACGGCAACCGAAGCTGCTATTCTCAAAGAAGCAAGTATGAAGAGAATCAATGTTATGGTTAAAGTTTCAGAAATGGATGGTTTGCCACGATTAGGAGACCTTTTAATTCAAACTATCCAACAATATTATGCAATTCCCAAAATAAAACAAATAGTCGGTGAAGATGGGGAAGTGACAGAAGAAGAAGAATACAAGCAGGTTAGAGTTCCAGAGTCGGAGATAGTTCCCACCCAAGAAGGGACTGAGGAAATCAGACAGGGCGAAGGCTATGCTTTATTCCAAGCATCTCCAGATAAGGTAAGAGGCAACTTTGACGTCAAGGTAATGGTAGATTCTACTCCATATCCTTCAAAGGCGATGAGACAAGCCAAGATTACCGAGATGGTACAGACAGTTCTTTCAAACCCGATGTGGCAGCAGATGATTTCAGCTAAAAAAGGACTTGATAGATACCTGAGGTCAAATGACGAGAACCCAGAAGATTGGGTTGAAGAAGGAACAGGTGAAGGAGATGAACAAAATCTAGCGAATCAGGAAAATCAACAAATGGATAATGGTGAAGCTTTGCCTTCAACACCTAACATTACAGAAAAACACACCGTAGTTCATCTTGAAAGAACCCAAAATGCTGACTATCAACAACTCTCACCTGAAATTCAACAAGTATACGAACAACATATTATGGGAGAACAAGAACAACATCAAGGCGGTGGCGTAAAACCAGCTCAAGGAGCAAGAGCTCCAGCATTAACTGGTCCACCTCCAGCCCCTCCAACTCCAAATCAAGGAGCCGAGGGAGCTAACCAAATGATGGGGGTATAATGCAATTTAAACAACGAATGACAGAACAAGACTGGGAAAATATTGACGAGATAAGTTCATCTTCATTTAGAAGTCTTAAAAAGTGGGTTGATGTTCAAAATTATAATACTGCTCAAGCTGCCTTACAGGCTGGGAATAGGAAAGATACTACCAAGAAAGATAATTACGAGATGGAAATTTCTCAATCTATCCCAGAACAACTTGCTTCATTAAGGGGAGAAGTATTTGGTTCATTAAAAGTGATAAGAGCAATTAAAAATGCTTCTAAAGAAAAAGAAGCATTGATAAAAAAGAAAGAAGAATTTGAAAAGAGGAAGAATGCCAGTTATAAAAAAAATGATGGCGGCACTTAAAAAAAGATATGGTGCCAAAAAAGGCAAATCAATTTATTACGCTATGGAGAATGAAGGTAAATTGAAAAAAGCCAAGAGAACAGTTGCGAGAAGAAAAAAGAAACGAAAACGAAAATAACTTATTTAAAAGTGGTGGGTCTATCAAAGTAGATAAGGTTGCCCCTCTTCCTTATCTACTATAATAGGTCAACCAATTAAACTAGTTTTGGTAAAACCAGAACTGGAAAGGACAACAATGGCAAAGACCAAAAAGAAAGAGGAACCAAAAGAAGAGGAGAAGGTTGAAGAACCAGCCCAAAAGGATGAGGAGTCAACCGAAGAACCAGATTCAGAACAAGAGGAACCTAAAGTCGAAAATGTCCCTAAGTTCTGGAAGACTTTTATGGGTGAGAAAGAGTACAGCGAAGACTCACTCCCAGAGTATTACCAAAAAATGGAAGAAGGTTATTCAAACTCTTGGGCAGAAGGTCAAAGGCTGTATGGGGAATTAAAACAATTAAAATCCCAACCCACAGAAGAAGAACCTAAACAACAATTTGCCGATGATGATTATGCGTTAATTCAGGAATTGAAGTTAGAGAGGCAGAATCAGATGAACAAAGCTTGGCTTTCGTTTGTCTCTAAGCATGGGGAGGTTGCTAACGACACAACGGTTTTAGATGGGATTGTTGATTTAGCTCCCA